TGCGAATGTAGCGCCATTCAAACTACTTGCGTTCAAGTTGGCCACGTTAGTTGTGGACGCCACAGTAAACGGAGCAGTACCGGTTGCGATTGTGGAGGTGACAGTCGTGAAGCGACCAGTCGACGCGGTGGTTGCGCCGATGCTGGTGTTGTTGATCGTACTAGCCGCGCTAGGATTGATCGTAACCGCACCGCCAGGGCTAATAGCCACAGTGCCCGTGCCAGTGGGGGAGATACTTACCGCTGCATTTGAGCCATTGGCGGTAAATGCACCAGTTGCAGTCAATGAGGTGAACGTACCAGCAGCGGCTGCTGTTCCACCGATAGCAGGAGGACTTGCCAAGTAAGTACTGAAGCCAGTTCCTGAAACAGTAGAACTTGCGCTAAGCGTTGTAAACGCGCCGGTGCTTGCAGTCGAAGCGCCGATGCTCATGTTGTTGATCGTACTGGCCGCTGTTGGATTCAGCGTCAACGTACCAGCAGGGCTGATTGCCACAGTACCCGTACCAGTTGGGCTAATCGTAACCGTGCTACTAGCAGGACTCAACGTTACTGCGCTAGATGCAGAGAGTGTTGTAAAAGCACCAGAAGCAGGAGTTGTTGCGCCTACTGTGCCGTTATGAGGGCCACCAAAAGTAGAAGTTAGAACCGTGCCGTTCCACGTCATGCTAGCGGAACCACCCAAAACACCACTGTTATTAAACTGGACTTGGGTGTTAGAGCCACCAGCAGCAGCGCCAGCAGAAGAACCTAACTTTACAAAGTCACCAGTGGATTGGTTCCAAGCAACAACAGCGTATTCGCCGTTGTTCACTGTTACACCAGTAGTTGCCGCACCTTTGACAGTGACGCCAAAGCCACCGGTTGTGTTGTTCATGACAACATACGCACGACTGTTTGTCGGGACTGTAATTGTCCGGATCGTAGATCGAGCGCCCGAGCATGAAAGTATTTTGTACTGGGCAGATGTTGTACCCAAGTTAGACGCGGAGGCCGTACCTTGAGTTGACGTAAGTGTTACGTTAGCATCGGTTGTAAGAGACAACGTACCAGAAATTGCCGAGTCAAGATATGTGGTAACGGAGTTGTTGACAACGTTGCCCCACACGCCGCTTTCTGTGCCGGTTACCGGCTGACCTAACGCTAATAGCGTTGTATAGTTGATAGTCATCTATCGCTCCTTTAAGTTGGTGTCCAGCCGGGCCCAGGTCCGGGCGGAGTAGTGTTCTCTGGGAGCCAGCCGGGAGACGGAGAGCTCGTTGTGACATTCTGCCAGAACGGAGTCTGCGTGTCATCAATTACCACCCAGTTAGTGTTACCAAATGATCCTACCTCACCAGTAGCGCCAACGCCTGTTAACGCTACAACACGTGGCGATATGTCAACATTGCCGGTAAAACCTTGAGCGGACACGCCAGTTAAGGTAGCGCCGTATTCTCTAACATAGACTACAGAGCCGACAGAACCTTCGGCCCCGACGCCGGTTAGTGGTATTAAAAACTCAGGGACAACAGTACCTATGTCGCCTGTAGCTTCAACGCCAGTGATCTCGTATTCAATCCCGGCTTCAACCGTGCCAACCTCAGGCGTACCCTCAACGCCGGTAAGTTCAACCTCGATTTCAGCTAATACATCGCCAACAGACGCTGTTGCTTCTACATTACTAATTGACCTGATTGGGAAATCGCCAACAAAGCCTTCGGCTCCGACGCCCGTAAGTGCTACAGTAAATCCAACAACAACGCCAACAGTTCCAACGCTACCACTGCCTGATACGCCGGTAAGGGCTACTTCCCTCTCAGATGTTAAGTCGCCAGCGTTACCTTGCGTAAAAACGCTAGTTAAAGGCACAAGGAACGCGGTACTAGGACTAACAACCCCAGCAAAACCTTCTGCGCCTACGCCCGTAATAGGGAAGCTTTTCTCGTAGCCCGTAATGCCCGCGTAACCTCCGGCGCTTACGCCAACCAGAGTTACAGAACGATCAACGCCTACGTTACCTACTGAACCTCTTGCAACAACGCTTCCGGGGAAGCCCGGAACAGTACCTTGGACTGAATTTACAAAACCTCGTGCGGAAACACCCGTAATAGCGCGTATACGAGTGGTGGTTACTGTGCCCGCAAAACCACGGTTAAAGTTACCTGTAAGAGCTTTTGATTTAACTGTAGTTACTGTGCCCGCAAAGCCTCGAGCAAAGCTACCAGTAATGGCTCTAGTACGGCTAGTAGTTACTGTACCGGCAAAACCACGAGCGGAAACACCCGTGAGGGCTACCGTTACATTGGTGCCGCCCCAGGTGTCATCCCCCCATGTACTAGCGCCCCATCCGGCCATGGGTTACCTCCCTTAGAAAAAGGGGGTTAGACCGTGGTCAGACGAAGCAGCGCAGTAGTCGTAGTGTTCGCGGGCATCGTAAGTGTGAACGTGCCTGACGTAACAGTCTGCGAACCAAAGGTATGCACGCTAACGGCCTTGTTACTCTGTGTTGAGTTATAGATCAACACACAGTCAAACGCAGTAGCTAAAGTCACTGAGGTGTACGTGATACTGGCTGAAGGAGTCCAGTAAGCAGTACCAGCGGTAGCTGATGTATTGGTCTGAGCAGGCACAGTGCCGTTAGTTACGGCAACGCCACCGGCGGTGTAGCCAGAGCCGGTTACTTCGTTGGTTGCAGAATAAACGGATGTATTCGCATCAACTGTTGCGGTCGTCAAATACAACGCAGCTTTAAATGTATCAGCAGTAGATGCTGCGCGAATGGGGGCGACACCAAAGTTATGGGTAGAGGTTAGCAACTCACCCATAAAAGTTGTGCACATTGATTGCGTATTAGCCATGGTAGTTCCTTAAAATTCTGCTGCTTCAGCAAACAGCGAGGGGCCGGTTTTTAGGGTGACGTGAACAGAACGATGAACAAGTTCACCTTCATGCCAATATTCAACCCAAGTTGTGTGTTCAATGTCATTATCAAGGGAACCTTCGCGTTTTTCAAGCAAAGATTCCTCTATCATGCCTTTGGTGGTTTCGATCATTAGTTTGAACTCCTAATAAGTGCTGCGGTTGAGGTGTCTGCTGGCATTGTAATTGTGAACAATGTAGTTGATGTTTTATCAGACCCGAAGTCCAATACCGCAATTGATCTATCAGCCTGGGAAGAGTTGTAAATCAATGCGCATCTAGCCGTCAATGCGGCTGTCCAAGACACGTTGGGGAAACTTACGTAGGCGGTGTAACCCGAAGAGCTGATTGTCACGGGAGTAAGAATTTCTCCAGTTGCCGTATAGCCCGCAGCTACTACCTCGTCAACACTAGAGTACACCGTGGTATCGGCATTTAGATTGGCGTTAGCTGTGTACAAGGCAATCTTAATGACATCCGTAGACAGATCATGGATACCTTGGTACAGCTCTTTCTTAAAGCTGGTGGTTTGGGTCTGAACAATACTCATGATACTTTGACCCTAACCTGACCATCACGATAAGCGTCCATACGTTGTTTACCATCACCCAAGTTCTTGAGTAAGCTAATTGACTGAATGTAGCGTTTTTCATACAACGCAGCATCTTCCGCAGATGCTTTCATGTATGTTGCTGCTTCCATAAGCGTACCGTTTAACAACGCTGAATCAAAGTTATCACCAAGCCATGTAACACCAAGACTTGCAGGGTCGGTGATTGAAATGGGGTAGTAGTAATAATTAAGCTCAGCGTAGTAGCTAGCGTCTGGTGTTGGTCCAAGAATAAACGTTAACTCAGTCGGAGTTGAAGTTTGTGGTCCAAATATAGCGTAGTACTTAGGCTTTGCTACTTGCGATTGGTTCGGGTACGCTTCGCGGATAAAGTTTACATCTTTATCTAGCAAATAAAGGTATTCGCCTTCAAACACAACACTACCTGTCACAATTGCTGTATTGGCTACGGACAACGTAATGGTTGTACCAACAACTGATACCACAGTAGCATTTGGCGCAATACCGGTACCGGTTACGTACTGTCCAGCAACAATACCTGTGTTGCTTGCGACAGTTATCGTGAGCGCCCCAAGAGCGCCAGTAGCAGTAGTCGTGTTAGAGGGGTAAATGGCAACGCTATACGCTGACAGAAAATCATTAGGGCACTGCAAATACTTGTTACCGGCGGTTAGAACACCAATTACGTTTTTGCGTAAGTTGGCAATCTGTACCGTGTTATATATGCGCTGCTCCGCCTGACGGATAAAAATATCCATGTCAGTCGTTGGGAAGTTGTTTTCGCAGTAGTCTTGTACCGCGGTAACAAGTTCAGCATAGTTCATGCCATTGGGCCCCTAGCCATTGTGCCTTTGGTGGCTGCGCCAGTACCGCGAATCTTGATACCGGAAGTTTTAGTACCGGGCTCGTTCTTGCGGTTGTTGTACACACCAACGCTCATGTGCATTGTGTCTGCGTCGCTCAACTCTGTTGGCTTGCCAGGATTAGATTGTGCTTTAACTTTTTTGCCGGTCATAGTATGAGGCTCCGCGTATACGTCGGCTTGACCGACTTCTTTACCCATTAGTTTCTGACTGTATTTGGCCACGTTAACCACCACGCTGGTTAGCTACGCGTGCCAAATTGCGACCAACTTTTAAAGCCGCGCCGTTTTTTACGCCTGAAGATTTTTTACCACCCATCGTTTCTTTTTGATTAGAACCGCTGTTAGGGAAAATTTGAACGGAAGTCTTGCCTTTCTTAGCAACTCCGTCTGCTGATTTTGTGTATGCCATGATTTCTCCTTAGGATACCGTTATCGTTACTGTACCAACAAATGTCGTTGCCACCAAGTAGTTTGGCGTCAACCCCGCATCAACCCCGCTAGCTCCGCCAACCGGATTCCAGCCCCACTGAATATCTCTACTACCACCGCTAGGGTTACCAGCGTTGTTAGGGCCGGAAGTTATATAGGTTGTATCCCTACGCGGATTGCGTAGAGCTTGTGGGTCGTCCACTGGATACATACCTAACTGTAACTGCGGATGATCTGGGTCCCAGCACTCAGGGCAAACAAGCAGGTTATAGATTTTAGTCTTTAAGACTTCTTTCTTTAACTGTTTTAACTTGAACTGTTGGCCACACCGGTCACATTCGGCGATTGCTATTCGGCCGTCTGCAAACCGATTACTCATTAGCTGCCTCCACCAATCTGCATCTGTCTAGGTACAAAGCGGATAGCTGCTGTTTCGCGATCCTCCGTAGAAGCCAGTTCCCAAGCTTCACTGTATTGATTTTTCAAAACCTCTAAGCGTTCTAAACCACCGGGTACCTTCATGGCAATGTAGTACGCCAAGCCCGCTACCATACAAGGTAAAAAACGGAAAGGTATGTCCATGGTGTTAGAGCCGCTGCCTGCGTCGTCGATACGCTTTAAACGCCAGTACACAAACACATAAACGGGCTGCAATGCCGTACCCTGATCTGGAACAGGCCAAACCGTAAAGCGGGGGGTTTCTTGCCGACGCTCAATCCATACTTGGATGGGCCGGGCTTGTTGCAGCTTGTTTGGGATAGTGGCGTAAGTAGAAACACTAATACGCGTGATGGTTAGATCAGCCTGCGTAGAAGCACTGCCCGCGCCTGTACGGATAACGTGTTCGATAAGATCGACGGTATTCGAAGGGAGATCGTATGTGGCGACACCTTGGATCAGGGGGATAGTTCCCTGCTCAAACGTCCACATGTTTAGGCCGCGGTTAGCCCAATCTGCAAACAGAAGATTCAAACTTCGTCTTGCAGTGCGGATATCGTAACCCGTACGCGACTCAACACCAGCTCGCTCAAAAGCCTCCTCGACAATTTCTGTAAGGTCTAAATTGAACGAGGTGGTTCCTGAGACTGCCATGGTTTACTCCACTGCGGGGGCTGCGTCGTCTTCGTGAGTGAACTGCTCGTGCGGTACGTCGTTTTGGAAAGCGGCTTCAGCGGCGGCTTCTGCTTGAGCAACTTCTACGGGCTCAGGCTGGGGCAGTTGGCCTACAACTTTGGCGATCAAAGCCTCAAGAGCCATGTCGGTAGAACTGAACATAGCGTTGTAGTGGTTTGCTTTCGTGCGTAAAGCATCGAGTACCAATGCTTCTTCATCAGGAGTCAAATTGAGTGCAGACATAATGTTCCTTTATTTCTTTGCGGTTTTTGCTGAGTTTATGAACGCTTGAGCAGTTGGCGCACCCTTGCTACCAGGCTTGCGCATTTTCTCTTTAGAGCCTGCGGCAATTCTTTTACGTTTTGCATGAATGTTGTCATACAGTCCTACCTTTCCGCCTTCGGCGTATTGGGTAAAATCGGTGTCATCCCGACGGGCCTTCTTAGCGCCCTTGGGCATTTTAGAAGGCAGGATGTCACCCATGCCACGACTGGCTATCATTTCTTGCCCCTAGCTTTAACCTTACCACCTTTTTTCATAGCCATGCCGCCGGTGGAACCACCTTTATACGTTGTTGTAGGCATTGGCCTCTTTGGAGGTGGGGGTGGTGGCCTCTTTGGAGGTGGGGGTGGAGGTTCGGGCCTCTTAGTAGGAGGCATTGGCGTAGGACGTATTGGGCGAGGTGGCTCTGGCCTTGGCTTTTGTGGCGCTATTTCAGGCTTTGTTCCATACAACTTTTTATTAAGTTTGGCAAGCGCGGCCATTTCTGCGGGAGTGGCATTGAATTTTGGGGATGACATATTAGTTCCTTAGATCATCTTTCCGCGTGTTTTACCTTTGACACAGCAGCCATCAGCGCGAGCAGAAGCTGTCATGCCACCTTTGGCGTAACCTTTTTGTCCACGAACAACGTCGCGTGGGTCTTTCTTTTCGGGCGCGTACTCTGTCTTAGTTAAAGACTTAGAGTAGGCTTTTTCGGTGGCATCTTGCATCTTGCGCTCAGCCATCTCTTCCCGCGCTGCTTTTTCTGCTGGACTCATGTTAGCTCCTTAACAGGCTTTGCCGCCCATGCTCATCTTAACCATGGTGCCTTTGGTTTTGCCTTTTGTAGCGCAACCATCAGCACGGCTAGACGCGGAGCCACCACTGGCCAACTTGGTCATAGACGCGCCTTTGTGCAAACGACCTTCGTGTTTGTTCACGGCCTTCTGCATCATGGACTTGTCCATCTTCACGTCCTCATGGGCCGCGCCACCTTTAGCCATACGTCTAGGAGGCATTGGCATACGCGTAGGGCCGGAAGTAGTTACGTGGTGGCGAGGCTGCAAGTTTGTAAACCCGCGCATTCCTGGTTTCATTGGCATATTAGACTCCTTTGTCTTTTTTACGTTTCAAAAGTTCGTGGAATTTCTTCCCCGTGATCATCTCAGCGATACGCATGCCTGTCCACACAATTGTAAATAACGCGGCAACCGCAGGGAGCATTTGCGTTAGCGTACCAATAGCTGTAACAGCGGCAACGCCGTCTACTACATGTTTTACAGTTTCACTGTTTTCTTGGCTCATATCAACAGTTCCAGGCCCTAAGGCTCTTGTTTATACGTGAGTCTGGGTCTCTGGCGGTTTTGGGGGATGTCAATTTCTTTTTCATCCCTTCCATCCTCGCACAGAAAGAGTCTCGCCGGGAGCCTCCTTCTGGCTGGGGCGGTTTCAAATTCATACCTTGCTTTTTCGCGGAGGCGCGACCCTTGGCGTTCAAGCCGCCCTTGGGGTTCTTGCCTTCTTTCCGTGTCCATGCTGGTGATTTTGCCATGATTAAGCCTGAGCTTCTTTCCAAGACAAACGAGCGTTTACTGTAATTGCCGTTGTAGTCAGAGGAGTTACGCAAACATACAAAATATCAGGACCGTCTGGGTAGAAACCTGCTTGAGAGTTAGGTATGGTGTTAGTTGTACCACCTCCAAGAATGGAGTTACCTAAGTCACGAACCTGAGACAAGTCTAGAGTGGTTTGACCGTTGGTATTGGTAAACGCAGCAGCCACAGACTCGCCACCAGTAACAGTTACGGAGTTGACAGTGTTTTGCGCAACTTGGGCTAGTGAAGATGTAACCGCGCCCACAGCGTTTGTTACAGGTGATATAAAAGTACCACTGTACGCGCCGGTAGTAACACCGTTTAACACCAAGTTAACCAACAACGGGCCTGTTGCAAAAATACCTAACTCAACTAACTGCAACTGCATGCGATTGATAATTTCCTTAGCGCCAAGCAAACCTACTGTGCCGTTGTCTACCGACGGCGCAATGCGAATAGCAAGGATAGGAGTTAACTGCGTAGTAGACGTTGTAGTCGTTAAGGGCGATGAACCGTAGTTAAAAATCAACGATTTATCATCGTCAAACCGGCCATCCATAATTACGGAAGAACCCCAGTGGGACAACGAGGGCGTTGAAGCTGGCTGTTGAAGTTCAACGCCTATGGGCGCGGTTGCTGAGAAAGTAAACGCTTGCGCTGTTGCTTGGCCACCAGTTTGAGCGCGGTTTAAACCAAATAAAAGACTGCCGTTGTTACCTGTGTAAGCAATG